TTATTACCTGTTGCAGAAGGAAAAGCAACACCATTAGGAGCTCCTCCACTTCTCTGAGAATCTGCGGCATAAAGAGTATCATTCTCAGCATTAACAAAAGAAGGGTCCCACAGCAAGATATTTGAACTACCCATGACACTCTCCTATGACCATTTGCCTACATCCCAGCCACTAATAAAGCTATCCTCTAAATCAAATCCGAAGAATGGAAGATCCCCGAAGTTATAGGTATATTGAACAGTTTCAGGCCGAGGAACTATCAAACCATTAGAAACTAAATCCTGAATAATAGAACTAAATGTTCCAGTTAAAAATATATTAGCAGTCATGTTCTGGTTGTCCTGAATTACTATAGTTCCACCAATAAATAGATAACCCCAAATTCCATATAAACTTCCTATCTTACCATCCCATTCATTATTGGCTATAGTAGCCTTAAGTAAGATTCTGTAAACAGAATCTGTAAGAATAGGACTAATTCCACCACTAGGTTGAAAAGAAACTATCCTAGATACTCCTACTATAACTCCTAATATATCTAACTGAACTCCTGTAGCAGTATCTAAATCAAATGAAGAAGTTATAGTTTGAAGACAATTAGTTATATCATTAGCTATACTTAATACAGCTAAAAGCCACTGATTAAACTTTGGGACAGTTTTATACTCAGAAGTTAAAAGATTCTGATAATACCCAACTGGAAGAGACTGAATAGGAGCTGTAGCCATAACTATACCACCGTCAGTACTACATTAGCTGTAATTCCTTCAGCTACTTGAAAGAATAATAAAGCTATATCAGTTGTACCAGTTGGAGAAGAAGTAATTCCTAAAGTAAGAGCTCTAATAGAGAATATAGGTTGAAGAGGGTTAGGCATAACAGATAAAGCAGCTCCATATAAGGAAGACTGATTGATTTCTTCACCGATGCTAAGAGCGTTAAGATAAGTTACTATAGCAGCAACTATAGCTGTTTGAGTAGCGGTAGTAAACCCAGCAGTAAGACCGTGTACACTAAGACTAACGTATATAGGAATGTATACCGGTCTAACAAAGCCTATATCTGTTACATTTCCAGAATTAGAATTAGCATCAGTTACAGGTACTATAGTCATAGTAGGAACAGTAGCTCCTTGGGTATTTGCTCCTATTCCTTTATTATCATATATAGCAGTAGCAATAGCAAGATCTGTACCACCTTCAACTACACAAGTTAAAGAGTGACTCTCATTGCCATAACTATCGGTTACTGAAGTCTGATTCTCTAGAATGTTTACTCTAGTAACCCCAGGAAGAGCTTCTATATCAGCTTGAGTTCCAGCTAATCTAGTAGAAGATGGAAGAGCTACTGATATAGACTGACGACCCCTTAAATTAGAATCTGATTCTACAGGAGTTCCTACTACAGCAGGACCAGGATTAGTTACCGCAGTCCATCCAGCAGTATAACCTCCTACAGGATTATTTACAGAATCAATATCGGCACTTATAGAACCTATTTGTTGACATATAGCCGTAGCACTAACTGTTCCGCCAGACCCTATAGTAACACTAGTAGGTAAAGACCATAATATACCATTGACATCAGAAACTACTCCATTAGTTATAATAGTTCCAGAAATTCCTGTTAAAGTAAGTACTACAGTAGAATATGAAGAAGAAAGGCGGACTATACCATTAAGCTTAACTACTGAGTCTAAATCAGCGCCAATAGCCGTAAGAGGAGACCTAGCATTATAAGCCAACTGACATAAATTCATAGAATCGTTAAGTTTAAGTGCTACAGCAGAAATCCACTGATAGTCAGCCGAATCATTACCTAAATAAGTAGATGTACCGTAGATGGACTGATAGCTAGTTAACAGGGACTCCTGGATATCTGAAAACTGAGGTACAGATAAACCAGCAGCAGTAATAACTGGAGGAAAATAAGCCATCGTCTCTCTTCCATTACTAATTCAGTTGATATACTAAGGGGTATTAGTTACATAAACTGTTCCAAATTGAGTTTCAATAGCTGCTTTATAAGTAAAAGCTCTATTTAAGTAAGAAGCCGAAATATAACTTATACTAGTTACATATTGAGTTCCTGTTATTCTAGCTGATATGAGATTGATAATAATCTGTAAACTTCTCTGACTTCCTGAAGCTCCTAATATAGACTGAAATAGTGGTAAACCATCTAATAGATTAAGAAACCACTCTCCTTGAAATAACAGGAGTCTAGTCCTAATTATCTGAGTTATAGCAGCAAGATCTGATATAAAATTAAGTTGACCATTACCTTGAAGAGGATCACCATTAACATCTAGTGCACGAACAGTAATAGTAGCCATTACTGAGCCTCCAATACACTAGTTTCAGACGTTAGTGGGATAGGCAACCCAGCATATCCTTTAGACTGTAAAAATGGAAATATATTAACTTTCCACCATTGAAAGAAATTATCATTCATTAGTTTAATAGCCGTACCACCAGAAGCTCCTATAGTTACAGAGGGTGAAGTAATAGTAACACCAGAAGAAGCTAAATCTATAACTACAGTTTTATCATCTGATCTAATTTGCATAGAAGATGTAGAATAATCAGACAATACATTAGGTTGAGACCAAGGACCAAATAGAGCAAAAGCGTCAGATAGATCATGGCGACGGCGGTCAAACTGAGGCTGAACCCCTCCATTTTGCCACCAGCCATCTATACAAGAATCTGCGAATATCAGCAGACACTCTGTTCCTTTAACAATGGGAAGAGTTATAGACCACCCAGGAACTCTCATCATCACGATAGGAACATCTTGTATAGGTTTAATGGTTACTGTAGTAGGTATATTTTGAGTAGTATTTGGAGTACCATCGGCTAAAGGCTTTAACCCTGGAGGAGGAAGTAACACCACTTCTTGTATAGCGGGCTGAACTACACAAGTCTGCTTATCTGGATCAAAAGACACCACTATTCCAGGAGTAGCACAGCGCAGCATACAAGCCCACTGCCACGCTGAACCAGCTATTGATTCAGTAGCAAGCCCTAATCTTTCTTGTATAGACTGCATAGTTAATTACCGGTTGCATCAGCTTGAGCACTTTGCCCAAGAAGTTGAATTGCTTGTTGAATTTGGGCCACTCCAGTAATTTCTGAGTACCACGGATTACCTCTGGTATCTCCAATAAACTTTACTCCAAGTACTGCATATTTATCTACTAAAGGAACAGGAGGTATAGACCCCTGAGGTACCGGATATGCTATAGGAGCTTGACGAACATACTGAAGCATTACAGCTACTTGAGGTAGTGGAGCCACTACTTGAACATTAGGATCTAATAGTACTCTAAAACTAACACCAAGTTGAGTTTGCTGTGGCTGCCCAATTAGACTAAGAGTTATATTGCCAACTCTAACAGGAGGACCGCCTTGAGGATTCACTGGGGCATAAGTAGCCTTAAGTTCTCCTAATGGATTTTGTAGAGAATCAACATTCCAGGAGTGTCTATCCCACCAAGAAAGTAAATTATTCTGATCAGCTAATGACTGTAGATAGGGGTGAGGATTACCGAAGTAAGATTTACCTCTAGGTAAATTCTTAGCCCCTCTTTGAGGATTAGCATTTTCTATAGCTGATTGTACTTGAGAAGAATTAACTTTTATAGGAGTTACTGAATTCTTAGCTATAAATAAAGCTTGACTCATCTGTGTTGAAAGAGCTGGTAAAGTAACATTAAGAAAATTCTGAGTAGTTATAGCGCGACTAAGAATACAGTGAAGAATAAGTCTCTGATCAACTACATCAAGTCTATCTTGAATAGTATAAAAAACTGGACCAGTCCAAATGGCAGGAGGAGTAGCTGGAGCAGGATAATCTGCTTGATAGCCGGCACAAACAGTAACCACATCTCCTTCATTTATTACTGCATCATATAGATTTATACCTTTACTAGGTCCTGAAGGAATAGGGCCATTAGCGTTATAAATAGCTATTTCAGCATGCCAGAACTCTGAAAAAGCTACTTGATTTATCTCGAAAGTAAATCTTAAAGCTTCAGGTTCAAAAGCGTCTGAGGATATAATTATAGTTTGACCTGCCGCAGGACCTGACTGAGGAGATACTGTTAAAGAGTAGGCCCGCCCAAAGAATGGAGTAATACTAGAGGCACTCATACTAATGGGGTATCTCCAACCCACAATTGAAAGTCAGTTCCTAAGTTGTACTGGTTTGGATAATCTGTACCACTTAATCCAGACTCTCCACCGTAAGGTCCTAAGCCGTAACCACCTTCACCATAACCTATACCAGAAGTACCGCTTACTTGAGTATTAGATACATTGATGATATACCAACTACCAATAGCTAAGTACCTCTGTTGTTCTAATAGATTAGCAGCAGGATAGGACCCTGTTAACATAGGTACTGAATCTATTAGAAGATTATTATTAACATCTGAGATACTCAGAATCCAGTATCCAGCCATCTGGTTAAATCTAATAGTTAAGTTTAATGAAAGAGGGAGGCCATCAACCTGTAATTGTACTGTAAATGATTGATTAGGTTGATTGGAAAGTGGTATCATCTGTAAAGCCATAACCACCCTCCTATGCGTTCACTTGACTAAGACTGTTGGAGCTTACGTTTCCTGCCCCTGGTACTTGAGAATATAAAGGAACATTAGGATATAGAGTAGAGGGAATAACATTCTGACCTAATTGAGACTCATTAGGAGTAGTAGACTGAACAGTTCCACCAGAAGTTTGTCCAGTAGTTTGAGGTCTAGCACTTGATGCTGTTTGACTCTGTACACTAGCTGCTATAACCTCCTCTAAAGTAATGGTGCCTCTTAAAGCGTGTTTAGTTTTATTATCATCTGGGGCAGTCATATCCATAATGAGCATATTATAGTAAGTATCTAATCTAGTAGTTACTGTTAATAGAATCTTAGTCTGAGCTATACTCTTAAGAATTTGCCAAGCTGATACACTTTTAGTGGCCGCACCTACCCAGACACCATCAGCAAAAGATGACATAGCGTCACTCATGCCAATTTCTAGAGTAAGTCTGGCTGGCTCCATGTAGGCGTGATCAGATATATTAGCTCCAGTAAGTACAGGATGCTGAGTCTTATGAACTCTTCTATTGTGTACTAATCTAAATACTGCATCAAACACATAACTTGTTGCTGGTGTAGCCGGCTGACCATTAACTGAATTAGTAGCGGGGACAGTAATAATAGTTAAAGCCGGTTGAGAATATTGTGGCGGAGTCCACGGCCCACTAGACTCTATATTGACTTGACCCAATCCTGAGGTTTGACTAGCGATTATCGGTGCTTTCGAAGTAGATGTAGCGATCGAAAGCAAAGAGGGTAGTATTATTCCACTTCCCATAATTACTGGTATGTCCCTCCAGCGGTTTGAGCCATAACGTTACGGTTTTGGTTTTTAGATAATTCCTTAAACGCTTCTTGAATAGACTTTACATGATCTTGCGGTGTTCCAGCTGGTAAATTTACATTAAAGTTTTGAATGTTTACAGTAGAGCTACTGCCGCTGTCATAATCCCCAGCATGAGACTTTAGTCCTTTCTCATAATCAGCTAGTGTTGTTGGTGCTCCAAACCAACTACCACTAGATCCTTTATTTAACCCCTCAGCAAACTGATCTGAGCTAGAAGCACCTATTACACCCTTATAGTTTTTAGTAATTTGGTTCACGTAATCATCACCAAAAGAACTTAAAGAGGGATAATCTTTATAATCTTCTCCTCTACCACCAGGAACATTTATCCCAGCTAAATTATTAAGATTCATAGCGCCTCTATTAGTAAAACCACCAGTCTCAAGAGCCCACTGAGAATATATGATGCTAGCAGGCACACCTAGTCTACTAGAGACTGAGTCTGCTAACTGTCTTATAGGATCACTACTTTTTGAAATAGATGGTTTAATATCTGAAAAAAGTGACAAAGGACCCGGAATCCACATACCATTTACAAATTTACCATTATCATTAAGATCTCCACCAGGGGCATTTTTACCCCACGGGTCACTCCCTAAATTAGCGGCTTGAGTAGCCTTAAAATTATTCCAATCTGCGTCAGCTTCTCTTTGTTTAGTATTAGCCATTGATCTATATGCTTCTGCGGCTCCTTTATTTCCTATTTCATCTGCTTTATCAGCTTTTTGTTCTAACTCACCTTTTTGATACATTTTTACATTATAAGAAGCTAAATAAGAAACTCCAGTAGCAGCGCCAGCTGTTTGCTGTAAAACCTTAGAACTAAATGAGGCCACATCCGCCGCAGCATGAGAAACGTGTTCTAAAGCCTTAGCAAGATTATCTATATTAAAAGTAGAGCTTTCTATAGACTTATCTCCTGAAAGTATACCAACTATATTAGTAAAACTCAAACCTACACTTTCTGCACTATCTTTAACTTCTCCCATAGTACGTTTCATATCATTCCAAACAGGAAGTAAATAGGTAGAAACTTTATCAGCCCACATTGGTAAATCATCTGAGAAAGTATCATTTAACTTACGAAGATCAGCTAGTACATCTCCAGTACCTAAACCTAATTTTTCATATAATTTAGCTACAGAACCCATAGCCAAAAAACCAAGTTCAGTACCAAATTGTCTTACTTCTATTCTAAGTCTACGAATACCAACCATATCAGGATCAAAAGTTGTTCCTAGAGACTTACCTAGTTTTACGTTACGTTCATAGAGATCCTGAAATTCTTTATTAAGTTCCCCAGTACCATCAGTAACTACATCACTTAAAGTAACTCCTAATGTATCTAGTGCCCCTTGCATAGCACGAAAAGAATTCTTAGTCATAAGCATTCTAGTACCCATGAGAAGAAACTGCTGATCTGCCATAGCAGTTTTATCTGCCATAGATATAACACTAGTACCGAAAGAAGCAAAGGCACTTACAATGGCTACATTAAGTGCCGCAAAACTTTTAACAGAAGCTTCAGCGAACCTATCTACTGAAGTAGAGGCATCTTTAAGAGTAGAATTAAACTTAATGAATGAGGCTGTGTCCTGAGTCGCACCTAACTTAACGAGATATTCCTCTAACACATTACTACCCATTAGAGTTCCT